TCTTATAATGTTTTCTAGTAGTAGAAGGATGTGAAAACCAGCTGTAAATATATAAGCAAGGGATATTAAGCGAGTAGTTATCTTATTGTTTATTTCTCTTATCGCTAAAGAAATGGAAAATAGGAACAATGAATATATAACCAGAAAGAATTCGATCGACCTATCCTCTAAAGCGATATACAAAATCGAAGATATGATTTGCTCTCCTAGAACAATAAAGCATATCAATTTTTGTTCTGGTCTGAATTTAGGAAAAACTAAAAGAAATAGTATGGAGAAGAGAAATAATAAGTGCCCGACTTTTTCAGGCACTTCGAATAATACTTCAGTCATAGTTACTCTTTGTCTTTAGCTTCTAACGAATCACTAATTTCATCAACGAACTTATCGACTTTGGCTTTTAGCTCTTTTTCTTTCTCTTTTGAAAGGCCATCAATGCGCTTTTTCATTGATCCCAAAACTTTTTTCTTCATTACTGATCTTCGTATTTTCCAATATATTGGCATATTTATCACCTATGTGCTTGCGTTTTCTATGATTTCGAATGTAAAGCTTTGTGCCTGTAAGCTCGTGTATCCACTTCTAACGGATTCTATCTCTAGGCGGTAAAATCCTACCACCTGTGACGGAGGAGTCCAATTAAACGTGGTTGTGCTTAGCCCTGTTTGCTCTTCGACGAGCATATCAGTGTTACTATCGATCTCGTTTTGCGCCGTATCGTATTCATACTGATAAATTCTAAGATTGTAAGTCGTACCGACTTCAGGCCCGATGTCGCCAGCTGTTGTATCGTAAATTGTCCCTGATGTCTGCTGCGTGCGGTCCCGATGTGACCATGTGATTACTACAGGATCAGTATTATCTACCAAGCTTGGCATCAATGAATCGTTTATCCGGACGTTACCAGGGGGATAAGGCCGTATGGCACGCTCGTTGAAAACTAGATTCATTGCTATGGCATCTGCCAGTGCATAGGTACCTATTGCGCTATACGGCGTTATCTTAGCACTCACGCTCTCCCCTGCGGTGTACTGGACGATATCGGATTCACCGAGGCTATCCCAACAATAAATGATAGGAGCGCTAGAACCGAGGCTCTGCATGCCTTCGTGTGGCTGTGGAACTGTATCGAGCACACCCCTTCCGACTGTTAGAGATGAAGAGTTTTTACCATTCACAACCATTAGTTCTTGATTGAGCTGAATTATTTGTCCAACTTCGAGCAAGTCAAAATCAATATCATCAACATAGAAAAGCTCAGTACCAGTTATTGAAAGGTCTAAATCGAGTATCGCATAGGGCGCGAAATCTACTTGAGCTGAGTCTTCGAAACCAGCGCCAGAATCTACAAATAACCTAGCACTGAGGGCACCAGTGGTGCTTGGACGAGAGCCTGCAGCAATCAAATATCCAATATCGGGAGTCTCTTCAATCTGGCTGTTTAACGTGGTTTCACCCAGTCTTTGAATCAATTCAAGGTAGGGCGCCTCGATTAGTATCTGTGCACCGGGAGCACCTGCGGCCTCTGATATCGGGGTCGTTATAGATTCTGGTGCTGAATTGATTGGGGCAAACGGGAGAGAAAACACATCTTCGATAGCTTTGATGATAATCTGGTGCTGAAGATCACCCCCATAATCGATATCAATAACCCGCATGATCACGTTGTTAAGTTCTAGATCCGGCCAATCTACGAAAAACGCATGACCAACGTTGAGTTCTGCACCCTCTCGATTTGCGTATATAGTGCATGATCTTGTTGGGGATGAAAGTGCTCTAAGATCTCTTTGGGCAACGCGCGCGGCAATCTCACCATTTGTAAATCCAGGGTATTCAATTGTCGTACTGATTACTTGCCCTTGCTGTTGAACAAGTGCGATATCGTCCGCTTGAGCTGTGTCAACAGCGCTCAGATTGATATCCCAATATTTAACGATGACAGTATTTATATATTCGCCGAATACTTGCTTGTCATAGTCCTCGATTTTAATTATTTCATCTTCACCGAGTGCCACTAAATTCGATTCGCTGTAGTCATCTCTAATGAGTTTTATTGTAAATTTGCCTGTGAAGGAATCCACAAAGACCGTTGCATCAATATGTCGAGCTATTTCCCCTATGAAATCATTTATCTTCGTCTCGCGATCCCAAAGGATGGAAATACCCATTTCCTCGAAAAATAACGTATCAGCCGCCTCTTGGAACGATGTATCGTCAATATCATCGGTGGGGGTGCCTAGGCCCCAATCTGGATCAGTCAGGCACTCTCTAATGATATGCGCGGGGTTCATGTCCGAGATCGTGCCTTCGTTTAGTCTCACTTCAGCATATTGTGTGATTGGTGCGGCACTGGTCCAGGTGGCGAAAAACCGTATTCGTCTACCGTCTAGCGTGCCACTAGAAAACGTGACATCGTTCCCGTGCTGCGAATTGTTACTTAGATCAAATATCCTGGCAGTCCAAGTGCCTAGGCTTTCCGTAGCAACTAACTGATACCATTTGCCAATGGTTACTGGAGTTGTCGTGAATGCAGTCGCAGATCCCCGAGTAACCCCACATGTGGGCTCGCCACCACCTTGAACTCTTGGACTAAAGAAAAATATCGTGCTACCGCTTACATCGTCTATATAAAACTCCGTGGCGTCATTGTTCGCCGAGGTTTCCAGCCTGAATATAACTTTCACCTGATCGATAATTTGTATTTCAGTCGTAAATTGGCGAGCGATAACATGCACTCCACCAGTACCACCGCCGTTTGATTGAAGTGCGTTTCCATATGGACTTAATACCAGGTCAAAAACACCATCTATTTGACCTGATATTTCTTCATAAGAATCTAGAGAACCAAAGTTCTCACGAAAAACTAGTGAATATTGGGAGTTAATCTTGGCTTTATCCGGATACCATTGATCTTGGCCATCTGTGCTTGTAAGTATTCTCTGAGCACGGAAAGCCCATGGCTTGAGATAAGGATTTAGTCCAAGATACATATCCTGAAAAATCGCACTACATACTTTCCTGAATGCTGGTACTGAATTCCCCAAATGCTCGATTAAATATGAACTTTTACTTTGTGTAGATTCTCCGAAAGCAAGCGTGATAGTTCCACTCACGCCACCCTCCCTTGCTTCCCCACCAAAAAGACCTTCCTCATCAATCTCGATATCACCACCTGTACTAACATCCCTCCAGGCCACACGATCATCTACAGTGATTCTTAGTATCTTGTCGATAGGTCCATGGCAAAGCACCATGTGCATTCCTAAGAAATATCTATAACCTACCGTTACTTTCTTGCTGCTTCCGCCCATTCGCTATATCCACTAGGTCTTTAGCCATTTGATCTTCGGTATTCAAAAGATGTTTTTCTTCAATACCGTTTTTTACAAAGTCGGTGTAGTTTAAACCATGACGTATAAAAAATTGCCTTGCACCACGAGAACACATCTTAGCTTGCCTCAAATGCTTGGTGGTTATTATCACTTCTTACCGCCTTTCTTGCGGATTGCCGTAGACCTGAAGTTTCCATACCACACGAGGTTTGGTGATTTAATGTCTCGTGTCCCAAATAAAACGGGTATCTTTTTTCCAGCCTCCGCAGTCGGAAGCTCTAGGTCTTCAGTCGGTAAAACTGATTGCTGTTGAGGCTTGTTTCCCTTGTAAACTGCAACCGTGAGTACTGCTAGTATTAAGTAATACCACCAAGCCATAGATAGACTCCTATGCTATTGAAGTTCCCTTAAATATATTGTTTCTGGGAATGTAAGGGAACCCGCCAAAGTTGTTGGTGTTTGAAAACCTGCTATCGCAAATAGTGAGAGACCGATTACATCCAGCGTAAATATTAACGGGAATCCCAGTCGTTCCGACCGGATCAACCCATTCGCTATATGCTGAGGATATTTCTATTTGATTTCCAGCGTGACGTTTAATGAATCGGAATATTTCAGAAGCGCTATCTATTGTTGCAATCATGCCGCCAGAATAATAGCCATCCTCCTGCTGGTCTGCGTCCGCTACTGTTAGTGTTAGACCATCGACGTCTATAATTTCTGTTGTAAATTCGAAGTTATTATAATCAAGATTGCATCCGCGACCATAAAGTGACCATCGACAAGACCTTTGGTAAGTCTCCCTCAAACCAGGCCGCTCTAAGGATGCGGAGAGCGGGTAGCATTCGAGTGTGATCTCTTGAGCGTCAGCTTTTGAGTTAACTATCTTTCCCTTCCAAAATAATATGAATTCGCCGTCGTTGGCATAGCCACGATAGATAGATACTGAAGTCACAAATTCTTGAACATCGCTTAGATACGTTTGCGCGAAGACGTCATCGCGATTGAAAATTAGCTGTAGCCGTTCTCTAAAAAGATCATCTGATTGCTGAACTGATCCTCGTATCCGTATTTGTCGAGAGTTCCATATATTTGAATTGGCTGATATATCTTGTGACTGATTTGTGAATCTGTAGTCAACGCCACCAAGCGTGAATTGGTAAAGCAAAACAACATTGCCAGATTGGATCGATTTGTCGACGCTAGAATAAGTCATGGTACCGGCACCTCTACGCAAGGTATTGATATCTGTGCGCCGGATCCTGCTCGATGTTCAATCTCCACTCTATCCGCATTGAACCTTACGCAGCGCATAAACGAGATCCTAGCGACTTGGTCGGTATCATATGCCACGCCTAGTGAAGAATCGATACCAAGGATTAGCGTATCCCTTCCGTTTACTTGAGAGCCCGCGGTGACAGACTGTACTCGACGATAATAATTTTGTTCGCCAGCGCTCAAGTCTATATCGAAATCCTCGTCACCACCGATATCAGATAGGCCAGGCAACGCGAATACTGTAATGCTCGTTGCAACCGCTGTGATATTTGTCGCGATATCTAAATCTCTGCCGTAACTGCTAAGCCAAAACGCTTTCCACCGACCACGCCTTGAATGTATCCAGTACAAGACATCATTGATATCGGGCGTAGTGAACTTGTGCCATCGCATATTGAAATTATTATCCGGATAAGCACGAGCTCGCACAAAGAGCTTATCTGATATGAAATTGTCAATTATCTGGCCTTCCCACCTTGTCGACTCATCAAACGACGAAGAACCAGCGATTGCGCACTCTTGTATTACATCGTGTCCACGATATTGGCTGTATAGTTGATCAAATTGCAAATCTTTGTTATCTCGTAAATCGAAATTTATCGATGCATTAATATGCTTACCAGCAGGCCTGCTAACCTGCAAACCTTCGATGGTGATTCCGTCGCTAAGGGGTACCAATTGGACTTTGCCCCAATCATTCGCGACGCTAGTTAAAACTACCCCATTAGAATCAGCACTTTCTACTGTGCAAACCTCGAAGTCGTAAACGTTAGACCAAATTAAAACCTCGTCGTCTGCTTCTAAGTTCAATTCCTCACTGAAAGACACTGAAACGGAAGCGCCAGCACTAAGAGAAGATAATTCAATCGAGAGTTGCCAAGATGGAACCAGGAATTCTTCAGACTCAAAAACCATGGCTCTCGCGGCTTGATACTGCGCCTCGCTTAGCACGTGATTAAAATTAAAATTCCTTTCGGGATACTCGCGCAGTGAAAATCGTTGCTCTGCGTTCTTAGTTTTTATTACATCCGTGCGCCATTGTAGAACTTCGGTCATTGATAGCACGGGCTTGAAGGGCCAAACTTGCATTAGGCAGTCGCCGCTAAATCACGAATAGTTTTTTGATTGTTCTTCACTATATTCATTATGCTCAACTCTCCCTCTCTTGTTGAATTGAAATCACTAATAATGCTCGTATCGAACGCATTCACGATCCTAATATTTTGCTGGCCGTTGCCCATGTTTGGATTGTCCGGAATAGCATCGAGTTTCCGATCCAGCTTCTCTGAAGTTTCAGCGGTAGTTACTCGCTCGCCGCGCTCTAGTAGATATGTTCCCGTGGTGGGCACTGAATCAAGCCCGTCATGGGCGACGCCTTGTAGGTTAGTTGATTGTATCGTTGAGATAATACCAGCCGTAGCACTGGCCACGGTCGCAATAGCGCCAAGGTTCGCAGGAAAGGGGATAGCCGCGGCTTGTGCCAAACCAGTTTGAATGGCCACGATCGAACGAGCGATGGCAGCTGCTTTTTCAATAGCGAATAGGGCCTTGAATACTCCGCTTTGCTCGCCAAGGAACTGTTTAGACAAGTCCGCAAGGCTTCCAAATACGCCCTCAGCTGCAGACAGTAGAACCACTTGTCTTCGGCCCTCAATCTCTTGTAAGCGCGCAGTGGTATCGTTCTCCAGCTTCTCTAGAAGTTCCTGCCTAGCCTTACCCGTTATCTCTGTGTTTCGAAGGATGATATCTCGGCGGCGCTGAAAGCTTTCCTCGATCGATTGTTCTTCGCTTAGCAGGGATTCGCGAATACGCTCGGCTTGTTCATTTAGTCGCTGTATGTCGTCGTTTGCGGCTTCATCAGCTTCTCTGAAGCTTGATCCAATCCTAGGGCGAGATAAGGTTTGTGCTGGCGCCTCCGCGATTGGGGGTGCACCTGGTGAGCTAGGTTCTTCTACTGTTCTTTGAAGATCTTCGGTAAATGAAATAAGCGTGCGTATCCTTTCGATCTCTTCATCGACGCCCGGCAATATCTTTGCTTCTCTTCTGGTGATCCCGCCGCGGACTAGACGTTCACGTTTGACTATCAACTCGTCAAGGCGCTCGTTTAATCGGACAAGGTCGCCCACGGCGGGACCAGAAACGGCGGCAGCTAAAGACTCAGAAAGGAACTTTGTTACATTGAGAGTTGCGCTTATTGCCTTCGTGGCGGCCTCAAATCCCGTTACAAGGGCTTGCGCTAGCGCCTTAGCAGCACTAAGGGTGGCCTCGCTTGAAAGAACCTGGATAAGCTCTTGAAGCGCTGGAACGGTTGATAAAGCCACTTCTGTGCTTAAGCCCTTAAATACTCCCTTTAAATCATCGATTTGATCTCGCACATCGGTAAGACGATCGAGTTCTACCTGATTGATAATAGCGCCGAATTCTTCGGCCTGATCTCCAAGCCTGTTTAGTTCGGAAGCGTTATCGCTGAGTATTGGAAGCAGAGCGCTAGCATCGCTAGCTATCGCCTCTAGAAAAAATGTGAGTTCTGATTGAGAAAGGTTCGCTTGTTCAAGGCTTTTAACGTAAAGGCCTAGCGCTTGATCTCCAGATAGGTTTCTAAACTGGTCTGCAGTGACTCCAATCTGTGGCGCTACTTCCTCGAAGAAATCTTTAAGAGGTCCGCCACCAGTTATTAAGAAATCACCTATTTTATCGGAAGTATCTTTCAAGATATCGGCGACTTTCTCTTGCTCGATACCATAGCGCTGCGCAGCAAATGCGATTCTCTGAAAATCATCTGTAGAAGTATTTGCTACACGGGAAAGATTTTCGATTTCCCGTGCTGATTTCACAACTTCTGTGGTAACTTTGACCAATCCTGCAGTACCCGCAGCGCCTAGAGCCGCGATAGCCTTTCCAACGTCAGCGAATCCTTTCTTCATTTGCGCAGTGCGGCGCGCGGTTGCTCTTTCAGCTTTATCTAAACCACGTTCATAGCCACCGACCTTTGCAATTAAATCGAGTGTAAGTGTACCTAGTGAACGAGACGCCATGGTTAATCCTTCTTAACGAAGCCTGAGAGATATCTAAAAACGTCCTCCGGAGAGGCTGCTTTTTCTTCACCAAAGTCTACAGGAAAAATAGAAAAATGTTCTGGTTTGGCTTTTGAGCCATCCGAATATTTTACGAAAGCACTGGAGAAATGCGCCGCAATCATGCCGAGAGTGACATCAAGCCGCATGAAACCATTTAGATTTCCGAACTTCTTACGATACGTTACCCAATCACAATATTCGGAGTACTCCATATTGGTTTTAGCCTCCGCTACCGTTTTGCCACCCACGCCGTTTAAAACGAGTTCATGCCAAAATTCATCTTCTGGCGTTAGCTCTGAGTCTTTCCCAGGCCGTTGACCTCTTGAATAAGCGCTAACAGCTGATTGCAGATATCGGCACTTAACGCGCCTTGCTCGACCTTGTTTCCTTTCTCATCCTTAACCATTACGGCTTGGCCTTCATCATCGAATCCGGTCACATCTGATACGCGGAATATCGGGCCGCCATCTTTGTCGCATATGCATTCAGCTATTCTTATAGCAAGTCGATCAGGGGATGGCGTAAGGTCGTTTACTATTGAATGATAAGAAAGCTTTCTTACCCATACGTCGGCTTTTACTTCTTCATCTCCATTTAATAATGTTATTTCCTTTTTGACTGGCTCACCGACGAACGAACCAGATTTTCTTAAGTTTTTTATATTAAGATCCACTAATCACCTTTTATGAAGCTGCGAATATTTCGGGCTCTCCGCTGATCTGTATGCCAACGGTTGATTGAATCACTGAATTTTGCGCGAACGTAAATGGGAATGAGGTCATGAATCCATTGAATCTTATCCAGCTTCGACTCGTTCCAAGATCGAATGCACCGCCACTATCGACCGTCGGAACTTCGCTACCATCTGAGAAGCCAACAGCCCAAACTAAAGTTGTACCAGCCACTTTGAGTTGATGTAGTCGCGTATGAGTTGCATCTGATGTGTCGAAGTTTAAACCAAAGCTAGCGGCGCCTGGCGTAGAAAGACCAGATTCGTAAGTCCTAGCAAGCGACTCTAGACAAGTAGTTTCAATCTGTTCGTTAGTTGTGTCGATACCATCAATGTTCAATACGCATCCAACCGTGATAAGTGAATCGTCATTCGGATCGATGGTATATAAGCGCGTGCCTTGAGTCTTGATTGACATTTCGGTTTCTCCGATCGGTTTTTATGCGATTCTATCTTGACACATGCCAATCTACAAGGAAGGTAACTCTATAGTGTCTTGTTGCAGGATCGCGTGACTCTCCGATCCATGAGACGATATGCGCTTCTGGTTCTATCGCATCCCGCAAAGCTTCCGCGCCTTCTCGAGCATCGGTAGCAAGGTCGGCATAGATATCTACTTGCAGAGTAAAGAGGTCTAGATCCGGAACATCGCTTATACAATTCTCAGGGGCGCCACCGGTCCTTTGCCAAACCGCATAAGGCATAGTTGGATTTTGCGGAGCTTGACCAAACAGATAAACACGGAGAGTAGTGCCACCAAAGACGTTCTGCACTTGGGAATCCGCACTACAAACATCAAAAATCGGTGGGTAACTCATGGCATGGCCTTTTTCTTGGCGCGTCTTATAGCGCGATCGATCGCTTTGCCATAGTTTACAATAAATTCGTTGGTGGCTTCGCCTATGTTGTTTTCCAACGCCGGACGCATAAAGGGGCGTGCCGGTGCTTTCTCGGTGCCAAATTCAAGAAATCGCCAGTGGCGAGTATCTCCCCCAGGTAAAGATTCAAAAGCAGAACCAGGCGCGTTTCCTCCAGCACCCCCACGGATACCAACGCGAAATTTTAAGTTTCCCGTGCGCTTATTGAATTTGCGAGACCATCTAACAGCGACGTTCTTGTGAATTTCTTCTGAAGTTAGGGGATCGTCTAGAGCCCTAGCGTTTTCCTTTACCTTATTGGCTACGAGATTTGCGGCCTTTCTGAGTGCAAACCGACCTCCTTTAAAACGAACATCATTCCCAACTTCCTCCAGCTTGCCGAGGATTTCATCAACTCCTATAAGCGAAAAATCAAGTCCGTCCGGCATATTCATTCCAGATATTATCGTGATGCTGTGGCTCCCAATTCTCTATCCATGGACCACCTAGCGTGAAATGTGCGATCCCTGGGTGTTCCGGTTTTTCTTCCACGTTAACCAGCCAATTCCATTCCATTGGGAGCTCGCCAATTTCCTCATCGTTAAGCCAGTAAAAAGCATGAAGATCTCTGCCAGGTCTCTCGTTGACGTCTTGAATAGTCAGCCTCCGGTTAGCTGGATGGTCACAATTGAAGAGCATCACACTAGACCAGTTTTTTCTAAAGTATGGAGTTTGTGACAAGCCGCCCATCTTTTGACCTTCATCGCCTCGGTGCTTATGTTTTACACAATATACCGCCTTGTCCTTTTTTGCCAGCCTTACCAACTGAAACACGTCGCGAAGAAAAACCACATCACAATCCGTGAATAGCGCCCATCCGTTTTGACAAATTATAGGAACAAGGAAACGACTAACCGCAAATTCAGTAGAGCAATAGGCGTTGCTAGGAATATCGTAGGGATTGCCTCGATTATCCACGGCGCGACGCAGCAAGCCATTTGAGGCTAGTCTATCGACCTTCAAAGGCTCTGGCAAAATCTTTGATTGAGCGAATAGCGAAGTCTGCGCTACGCGATAAGCTTCTACTTCGTTTTTGTCGTATCCGATATAAACTTTCATTTTTTCTCCGTATTTTCTGTGAATCGCAAAAATGCGCTTAGTATTTTTACCCTAGTGTCATTCAAAGAAAAATGAGTTCCGTCTGATCTGATTTTGGCCTGTACGCTCAAATTGTACTTGCGCATAACCTCTCTAGGGCTCAGTTCAGCCTCCCATAATTTCACACTATCAAACATTGTGATAAAGACTCATTTAATGCACTCCACTCGCATATCGCGATTTTTTCTTTTGCCGTGTGTTTGAGGGGGAAGTATTTGAATATCTCGCATTCCACACTTGCGCAATAAGGCCTCGATCGAATTCGGCGTATAACCAAACTTATGGCACATAAGAGGATCGAATTCATGATGATTTCCATAGATGGGCCACAAGCTGTTTTGCTCTGTATCACCACGCACGAAATTTTGACAAGCCTTAAATAAATTGGGTAGTTCTAGAATCAATTTACCGCCTGGTTTTAACAGCCGCCTAAACTCGAAGATTACGAATTTTG